CCCTGCATGTTCGAGGAGATACCAAGGCATGCAACACTAGGGTTCATGCTTGCGCCACGTAGAGTGTAATGAACATCGAATGCTTCTGTGGAGGTTCGGTCTCCATTGGTTCTATCCGGGCACAGGCAGGCTAGCTCAGGCATGGTATGGATAATATTATATATACCTTTGCTTATCTCGCTAGCCTTCTTTGCTCCCGCCGACAGAATTAGTACCCTGTGCTGTGGGTCGTGTATTAATTTGTATACCGCGGACACTGCTGCGATAGTAGTCTTAGCTTGTCCCCGTTGCGCTTGTACCATGATGTACTTCCCGCCATTGACAAGGAAGTTACCTAGGTCGTATTGTAGCGGTGTGGTGTCCCACCCATACACGTCCTTCTGTACATCATGTAGGAATAGGCGGAAGTCCTTGTAGTACTCCTGCAAGGCGAGTAAGTCGTCCCACCTTGCCAGAGCCTCTTCTGTCGATTCCCGCACTAGCCTTGAGCCTGTATCGCTACATCGTCGGAGATGAAGGATACGTTACCCAGCTTCTTCTGCCGTAGCTTCTCACGTAACCCATCCACTCCTGTACCTTCCTCAGTACAAGTTATATCATTGTCCTTGAGGAAAGAAGATATAGTCTTTAAGGTAGCACTGGGAATATCACCCGCATCGCATTCAAGTATCTCTGCGAATACATCCGTGAGCTTCTCATGCAGTGCCCCTAGGCGTGCTTCTTTAGCTGCCATATTACCTCCTTAAAATAAAGCGGAGAGAGTTTCTTTAACCCCGAATGTTTGTACGACCAGTAAGGCACCTATTCCGTACAACGCATACTTAAGTTTCTTGAACTCATCCGCCATGTCTACTAGCTTATGTACTGCACCTTTAAGGGTATGTACATCCTGTTCCATAGTGGCTAGCTTTACCGTGTGGTCTATGATAAGAGAATCAGAACACATCCTCCGCTCCTCTCCCTCGAAGGCAGGCATTACTCCTTCCCTGCAGTGAGCTTCTTACCTAGACTAAGAAGAAGTTGCACAACAGAATTACTCTTCAACGCAGGGATTACTGCCATTAGTTCTGAGACGATAGCGATAGCTGTTGCTACATACAATACGATTTGCGCTTCCATGATATTCTCCTTATAGGCCACGCAGCAGAGTTGCTGCTTTCATTACATCGGTTAGTACCTCGTCTTTCGAGGTGGAGTCTCCTGCACGTAACGTAGACCCACATAAGTCTAAGTCCAGTGCGCGTACATCTTTCAAGATTGAGGCGTATTCAAAAGAGCACACCCCGTCCGCCACTTCCATTCTGCCTGTAGCACAACCTGTTACAAAACAACATAACAAGAGTATTAAAACTATACGCATGTGTATTATCTCCTTATAATAGTTATACGTGTGCGCCTCCAAATGCTCGGACAGCTAAGTAAAATGATTGCGCCTTGACCTCGGACATCCCGAGCTCTACGCAAATGTCGTACAATATCTGATCGGCTTCTTTGCGAGTCAGTCCAAGTTCATCTAAGCAGCTGTACAGATAGTCGTGAACTACTGCAGCTTCTCTTACTTGTGCTTGGAAGGGGTGTCCCACAATGTGCCAAAGTGATTTAGGTATACTAGCCCCGTCAGTGCAGAACCCGGCGGGCACAATGAACACCCTCTCGCTCCACTTGTCGTAGTACGAGAGAGTGCTCCATAACATCAAGTCATCCGTACGAGGGATGAACCTTGCATCCAGTTCTGATCTAAGCAAACCAAGCCTCGCTCTGTGCTTGCCCCGCCAAGGCTAAGGCTTCTATCATATCGGAGAGTGTAATCTCTTTAGTGCTATTATCCTCCATCACCCACCACGTAGACTCTTGCCCAGTAGCCTGTGCTATGAGGATAGCCCTAGCCATACGCTCCTGTGACTTCTCATCAGCATCAAAGGTGTTACCTAAAGATGTGGTTACTATCGCAGCCTGTACAGTAGCGTCGCGTACAACCTTGAAAGCAGCCCGTTCTTTGACTGCGGTGAACTCGGTGTACCCTTCCTGCTCCGCTTGAGTAGCCCTAGTACCGTCTGCTTTGTACAACGCAAACCCATCTTCATCTTTTAACTGAGGGTTAGTTAATCCATTTAAGGTAAACTGACGACCTGCATCCTCATTGATGCACACATCGGTATCCTGAGGTTGACGAAATGCGTCAGAGAAACCATCTACAATAAACCCGTCTTTAAGTGTTACATAATGTTTGTTCACTCTACTACCCTTCCATTATTAGATTAAAGTTCTGCGTCTAAGACTACACCTGCTGCCCATGTAACGGCAGATAAAACAGGAGCTTCTAGCTGTAACCTTACGCACCGCTCACTGCTTAATGTACCTAACGTCACAGAACTACAATTTGAAAACGTAGCATTTGAGTCATCGACAGTTGGGATTACTCGAAATTCAACGGGATTAAAGAATAACATTTGCTTCGTGAGCGAATCACTATCAGACAGAAAGCCTAAAAGCCTTCCCGTTTCTCTATAGAAATACCTATAGCACAGCATCTGCTCCACACTCAGAGGTCGCTGCTCAAACTCAGTAGCTGCAGAGCCTTCTTCAAGTTGGACATTTTTAAGCGTCCCTGTGCCGAACTCTACAGTTACATTGCTACCGCCTATTAAGGAACCGTCTCCTGTACCCGTTGCTGTGCCTTCGTTGCTTAAGGTGTAAGTACCTGTACGTATATTACACCCTTCGACTATCTGTAGTAATGAACCAGCAGTTATTGTTAAAGTTGTCACTCCCTCTACTAACGCAAAGGTGTATGTGCAACCCGACGTTCCAGCCTTCCAACGATCATGCCCGTAGTCGCCTGCAGATAGAACAACTGTTCCCGTTACCTCCCGTTGGTTAACATCGAAGCCACCGTTAACGAGTTTGTTACGGGAGGACTCTAACGAGATGATAGACGCAGCACTGGCTGCCGCGTCTGAGGCACTACTTGCAGCAGCTATCCTATCCAACCCGGTCTGCACTCGATCAGCTGCCGTGGCGACTACATCCAACCCAGTCTGCACCCGGTCTAGTGTAGTGTCTACCGCGTCCTCTCCTGTCTGTACTACGTCCGCTGCTGTCAGGACAACATCGGCTGCGGTGGATAGAGTATCTAAGTTGGTATGTACTGCGTCCGCTGCAGTGGCGACACTGTACCCCTCGGCTGCTGCTTTCGAGGCTGCTGCTAATCCCGCCTGAGCAGTAGCTACGTCAGCACTAGCCTGAGCAGTAGCTACGTCCGCCGCGATGTCTACCCCTGCTTGTACTACACCTAATACCCATCGTTGGTTAGCAGCATCGGTGGCATCCACAGGGTCACCTAGGTTGACGATACGATTCAGGTTTATATTCATGTCTGAATTAAACCCTATCTCAAGGAACCCATCAGCAACCTCGTGGGCGATCATAATAGCTTGCTTGTTGGACTCATCAAGGTTCTTCTCGACTACTACCGCCCCGTCTTGGTAGTCATGTTGTAGCGCAGTCTTGTCTACGATACGGCGGATAAGGACATCCACAGCGTTCGCAGGAGCTACTGTAAATTCAATCAACCCATCCGTAATCCAAGTGAATGCAGTGCTAGCTACATCATCCAGATACACATGAATGTCATCACGCGACAAGAACCCTAAGGATACATTGACCGCGTATTGCGTAGTACTACCATCTCCGGTGTACCTGTTATAAGAGTAAGCCATACAGCTTCCTTTCTAAGTTCTTAGTTATTTCCCTAACTTCTGAAGTTGGTTACTTATGAGTGTTGCGTGGATTGTATTACCCCACGGCATCGCTGTGATAGTGCTACGTATATCATGTGCCTTGAGGGAAGCATCCCCCCACGGGGTAGCTGCTTTAGCTAACCCGCTTGCACCTGTCCACGCTTGCTGTAGGCTAGAGATAACAGGTGGAACAAGCCCCCCTCCCCTAGCTGCGGAAGATGACAGCCCAAGGAAACCACCGAATGCCCCTGCCACATCTCCGAAGATACTAGCTGTGGAGTTGTAGTTCATTGCTTGTGTTGCCAGTGCCTCAGGAGATAACCTTTTGGTGAGATACTTCTTCTTCTTTTCTTTACTCATCCCGATGGAGTTCGTGTACGTCTTGGAGAGTGAAGCTACAGTAGCCCACCCTGCGCCATACAGGAATGCAGCACCTGTCTCTGCATCCCCTGCCATTAGGTGTCGACCTGTCTGCTTCTCAATAGCAAGTAAAGGGAATGATCGGAACTGTGTGAACATAGCAGCTACATCATTGTGCATCCAATACGCACCTTCTCCTGCGAACCCTCGTTGAATCATTTGGTTCACATGTCTGTGCATTCCTTGAATATATTCTACTCGAGTGAGCTCATCCCACTTCTCAAGGTTAAGTCTATCTAGTGCTTTGCCTTGGAAGGTGGCGTGCTCATTCAGTGCCTTGGTCACACGGGCGATAGTTTCATCTCCCCAGCCTAACTCAGCAGCACGTTTGAGTGCACCCTTCCTAGGAGTACCCTTCAATAACCTTGCTACCTTATCTCCTTGGAGTACAAGAGCTAAGGTCTGTTCTAGCCCCTTCACTTGGTACATCCCTGATAGGTAGCCTAGCTTATCCTCAGCTACCGCCATTACATTATCGAACACACCTTTCCAACCGTTGTCCAACTTCTCGTCCAGTCGTACACCGGGACGTAGGAGTAAATGTTCATCGAACATCTGTCCACCTAACGCTTGCAGTTCACCTAGCCAGCCTAGCTCCGCCTTGTCGAACTCCCCTGTCTTAGCAGCCTTCTTCAATAATGAGTACATACGCTTAGCCTGCGGTACAGCGCGCAAGGTTTGGAATACACCGTGTGCTGCAGTGATGTTGTTCATCTCCGCAACCTGTGCGAACCCTACTTGTCCTAGCTTGGACACCTTAGTGATATCAAGAGCTCTACGTACATTACGGCTAACCCCTCCGTTAACTGGGCGTGCTAACAGGGTGTCGAAGATAGCATCCACTGATGCACCTAGCTTAGTTGCATCCTCTCCCGCGTCAGCTGCTTCCTTACGTACGAGGGTCTTGTATGCCTCTACGTCATCTAGGCTACGTACCCCCTTCTTAGCAAGACCTACCTTACCTCCTGCTTCCTGTGCCCAGCGTGACATGATGTTACCTACATCTGTCTCTATTATATCCATTACGCGCATAGTGCCTACTGTAGTAGACAAATCAATAGAGGTTCGTGCCTTCATTCCTTTAGGCTGTGCTTCTGTTAACTTCAATATACTGTGCTTGTGTACGTCAGATACACCTGCCTCAGTGAGCATACGTTCGAGCTCACCTCTGGAAGACTTACTGAACAAGGCTGCGGGGTTGAAGTCCAAGTCCGCGGCACCCGCTAACTTCCGATGTATGATAGCTTCTGCTAACCTGTCCGCTAACTCTGGAGACATATCGACACTACGATACGCTTGAGTCAACAAGTCCTTGATACCCTGTCGTCCACCCTTGTTCACGATGGACATCATCTTGGCACCACTCCATATCAACGGGACATACCCAGCCTTCCATGTTATACTATCAGCACCTTCCCAGCCAGCTCTTGCTAGATCATCCAATGCCTTCTTAGTTGCTTGGTCAATAGCATCCGCTGCTTGTTTGATGTGAGGGTCAATGTCATCCGCAGCACGTCCTATGTACCTACGCCCCATCTCAGCCATGAGCTCCTCATCGAACATCTTCCTACCTGTACCGTTGTACTTCAATACGTTCCACTGGCGTACACCTCGTGCATTCAAGAACTTCCCCCGTGCTGTCTCCATCACAGGAATCATCTTTAAGTACACGGACTCGTGCATCAGCTTATACATAGTGGAAGTGGTAGCAGCGTTACCTCGTTGTCCTACTGCTAGCTCCCCAAAGTGGGTAGCGATTACCTTAGCAGTGTTGGACTTCGATGTGATAGCGCGGTACCCGTCAGTGAGGAAGGGGTTCTTATCCAGCATAGCCTTCACCTTACCTTTGTCTAACTGTATTACGCCACCCTTCTTAGCTAGCTCTGTTGCACCTGCTGCTATCTCACGCTCTCGTGTTGATTGCTTGGAAGCCATAACACCTTCGACAGCCTCATCTGTTTCTTGGATTAACCCTCTCCCTGTTACATCCTCAATACCATCCGGTACATGTAGAGGCTCGTCAGATGTCCCTCCTTGGACAACCTTCTTAGCACGCATACCTTCACCTACCTCAGAGGCTAACGTCTCTGTACGGGCATGTGTGTGTGCGAGAATGTCATCCACGTCATCTAAGCGGTACATCATCTTACCGAGTGCAGCACCTGCTCCGCCTCCTATAAGGGAAGCCATGAGGACATCACCTTCGTTGGAAGCCTCTTCTCTACCGAGGTTACTGAGAGCTTGTTCTCCCCCAGCTATACCCCCAACAGTAACGCCACCTATGATACGCTTAGCTGTGCTGCCTGCTTTGATTGCTTTGGCTATACCTGCTGTCACTCCTATCAAACCCTCCCCTGACATTACGGAAACAGGGTCGAGCCATGCAGCTAGTTCCGTCACTACGCCTATGCCTGTACCGTTGGCGTACTGTATCTTCTCGTAAGCTGACCGCTCCTTGAAGTCATCCGACACCCTACGTGCGTCGATCAAAGAGGCTTGCCCCATTACTTTATTAACAGCCTGTTCAGGCATAGGGCTCCCGTCCTCCATAACAAACAACTCGGGGTACTGGGTGTAGTCCTCATCGTCAGGTGCATACACAGCGTTGTCCTCTGTGAAGTACTTGAGGACGTTATAAACTGGGTTGCTCTTCTTGAACGCAGCAACTGCCGATTGCCCGTAGGTAGGTTTAGCCTGCACCTCCTGTGTCGGAGCTACAGGGGTTGGCATAGGGACATCGTGAGGGCTGGATACCCCTTGTACTATTCCTTGTAGCTCGTCTACAGTGTATTGCATATTATCTCCTATTTACTTTCGTTTAGTCCAGAACTTCTTAGCTGTCCCGTGTAAGTTTGCGTCCACCGTAGTGTCATCGTACGGTATAAGACTATGCTCATTGAACTCCCCTGTTGGGTCAGCTAGGCGGAAGAGCATCATAGTTAGATACCTTCCACGTTCACGGGTGTCCGCGTCCGTTACGTATTTATTCAGCTTCGTACGGTCATCTTTGTCGGCTGCCATCTCCTGCGCTGCACCCCACAGATTCCCTCTGTCTAGCTCAGCATTGGAGCGTGTCCACCCACTCCCTGCTTGGTACTGAAACTCGGAGAGTATTTGTATAGCCTCTTTAGGCATGTTAGGGTAGCGTGCTTGTAACCCCTCCGCCTTAGCTTGGAGGATAGAGGTAAGGGCTGGGCGAGATGTTTGAGGGTTGAATATCTTAGGGTCAGGTGTGTAGGATTCATCGTTCCAATCCGTCTCGGGATTAAACGAGGTAGTCCTCATCAACGCCTTCACCTCAGGAAGCCAGTTCTTATCCCCCCATGTAGGGTACACTCGCATACCATATCCTATACTGAAACCGCCACTGTCAGGATACACATGGGGCTCGAACCCCTCCGTCAACTGCATATGGTCTACGAACGCGGGTGAGATAGCTTCCTCTCTCCGCTCAGTCTGCTCTTCCTTAGTTAGAACGTACTCCCCATCACGCGCTGCGAGAGCTGCATCAGCATCCATAGCCTCATTCATGTCATTGTCCCATGCTGCATCCGCTACGTCCTGCACCCCTGCTATAACATCTTCTGTCCTACGTATATCCGTTGGTGTGATTGTCTCGTCCTGAGGGGCGCCTCCTGTCAGTACTTTTGCTACACGCGTCTTTGCCTCATCTTCGGACAAGTTTGTTGGTAGAGCTCCTTCTCCCCCGAAGAGATCGGTCATCAGGGTACGTATACCAGCGAAGAGCCCACCACTCCGTTTATCCTCTAGCTGGGCTAGCTTGTACATCGTGATCTTCTCACGATCTGTCATACCAGCTAACTCCGCTTGTCTTTGTACGTCAGCTTCTATTGAGTGCACCGGATGCGCCCCGCGCGTGTAGGTAGGAGGAGCAGAGAAGTCAGCTGCATCAGCGTCCAACCGTTCCTTATCTACCTTTGCCCCATTACCACTCCCGGTATTAATTACCAAAAAGGAGTCCTTACTACCATTAGGCAGAATCTGGAAGTCTCCTGTGGGTGTCTCGCGATGCTGTACATGAAGGAACTTACGTGCTTGTTCTATAGGGTCGGCTACACCTACCCGCTGGGCTAAGCTCTTACCTTGTACCTTCTGGTAAGCCTGTCCGTCAATGATGTCGTACTTCTGTTTCATGTACGCCGTGGTTGCGGACTGTGCAGCTGCATCGTTGTCATACACTACAGCGTATCTTCCCAAGGCATCATTCATATCAGCAAGCGCGAGGATTGACAAGTCCTCCCACCCGTTGTTCTCTCGTATATCTTCTCCTAACGGGCGTACTTTATCCCGCAGTGCACGGGGGTCAACCTTAGATACCTTCTCTCTGTACTGCACAGCCTGTTGTAGTAAACTGGCTTGAGGAGCATCAGGTGCAGCCTCTCGTGCCTGCCTGTACATCGCATACAGTGCTACGGACTCGGTATCTAAGGTGTCAGTCAATAGGTCAGTACCATTACTGAACTCGTACATCGCATCCATCTCGGCGAGTACTTGGACAGCGGGGGTAGTGAGTACTGTGTTCCCCTCTGCATCCTCCACCAACGGGATGTATAAAGAACCTTTGATACGGTTAGCTAACTCTTTGTTGGGTACCCCTGAGGACTGCTGCCCCCTGTATAACCCTTGGAGTAACTCTTTATACTGCGCAGGGTTGCCAGCTGCTCTGCTCAAGGCAGTGTTGGTGTTAGCGTGAATCTGTTTTACGGTCTTAGGTGACAACCCTGAACCCAGCCCTGCGCCGTACAGTTCCGTATCTCTTGCGAGGTTAGCTTCCTCTGTCTTCTTCTTGATGTGTACTTTCTGCGCGGAGAATATCTCACGGAACATACTTCCTGTGGTTAAGGTATCGAAGCTGTCTCCATACTTCCCGCGCATCTCTGAGAAGGTGTTGAGGATATCTGGGAGTTCCATGCCTGCTTCCACTTCTCCCTTGAACGCCTCGAACTCTTGGCTGAACGCTTGTACATCCTGCTCTGCCTTAGCCTTCACATATTTGGTATGTGCTTTTTCTAACTTAGTCGCACGTTCCGGGGTATTAACTAACCCTTGCTCGTACAGGATAGAGGAGATAAGAGAGGAGCCTTGGTCAGCAGCTACACCAGCTGTCTCAAACATCAAGTCTTCCCATGCACTTTGGTGCATGTCAGCGGGCTTCTGTAGGACGCTCTGCAAATCCACTGCCGTCTCTCCGTCAGCCGGGTCGTAGTTCGCGATAGCAGTGTTGACGAGTGAGGAGTACTTCTGTAGGTTCACTTCCTGTAGGTACTTCGCATGCTCCGCCCCGTGGTTAGCAGCGAGTCCTGGGAGTATACTCAGGAACTTCCGACGGATAGCCGTGTCAGTTTCCTCGTCCCCTGTAGCCATAGAGTTTATCAAAGACTCTTGGTTAAACGCGAATGCTTTAGGGGAGAGCTGCCTGTACTCAGCTGCGTTAGCTTTAATCGCAGCCTTGTATTCAATCATTGTCTTCTGGACAGTGAAGTTCACTGCCCCTGCCATATGGGCATCCCCGCCGAACACGTTAGCGTACCACGGTTCTTCTTGACGGAGGCGCTCCACACCTTCCCCTGACGCAGCAGCCATTGCACCATGCATAGCCATTTCTTGCCTACGTTTGGTGATGTTCTCCTTATTGAGTTGGATAGCTCTAGTGGTTAATTTATCCACCATAGGGTCAGGGCGTACCTCTGCTACCTGCCCTACTGTCATCTCTGTGCCCTCGGGTAGAGGTACGTATTGCTGTGGCATCTATTCCTCCTTGCCGTATCTACTGAATAGGTCACTACCTACCTGTAACACCTCTGAGCCTAGCTGTACCGTACGGGCAAAGTTAGACGGTGCTACGTACTTCGGTGTGACATTATGATCGTACTGTCCTTTTAAGGTAGCGGCTCTCTGTTGCGCCAGCTTGTCCACCATCCCTTGTTTAACGTACGTCTCTTGACGCAAGGACTGCTTCTCTATGTCGCGCATAATACCTGATGTGTTAGAGTTATTCATAGCGGAGAAGGCGTTCTCTGCCTCCGCCTTAGCAGCCATATCCTCTAGCTGGAATGCTAGTTGCTCTGACGACAGAGACTCCATGAGTTTATCTCTGTTCAGCGCATACATACGCGCATTGAATTGCCTAGTCTGTAATGCCTGCTCTGCATCGAATGCCTCTGCATCTCTGTGGATACGTGTGTTGATCTCATCCATCTTCATACTATGGTGGTAAGAGATAGCAGCGGAGGCGAGGGCAGCTACTGAGGATACAACTTGTGAGCCCACCTGTACACCACCCGCGTAGTTTGTCTTTGTGGCAGGTGCATTCAAACCTTGCGCTGCTTTGTATTGATATTGGTCTGCCATTAGTACCTACCTCCTCTCTGGGTGAAGTTCCCTTTGTATTCTAATGATTGGATTATTAAGTCCGTGTGCTCCGAGCAAGTGAACCTCGCGGATACTTCTCTGGCATCATTCCATATAGACACACGTTCTTGTCGTGTACTCACAGGAGATTCCCCGGGGATGAACGTAGAACCTACTGCGCGCCCAGTGAAATCTTGTGTAGTAGTGTCGTAGTACTTCGCAATAACATCCACCTCGAAGGCACCGGTGTCATGCACAAATACATCTAAGTTACCTACTGTTAATGTATCTTGTAGACGTGCTTTGCCTGCGTTGTCCCTTATTACAGGCATGGTGGGGGTATAGTTAGACGTGTACGTTAACCCTATAGCGACCGTAGCACCCTCAAAAAGAGACTTCTCCTTCAAAGTAATACTAGTGTCAGTCTTGCTCTCTATCTGTACACGCATGCCTGTATATACGCCCGATGTTAGTACTACTTGTAATCCTTCTAGAGGCGCAGGACGGAAGTTCCATGCACTTGTGTCGATAACACCTGATGCAACTGTCCCAGACATTTGGTAGTCCAGAAAGATAGCATCCTCTTCTTGATTGAATGCATATAGGCGTAGCCCAGAAGGGCATGTAGCTAGGATGTATATCTCACCCGCGATAACTTTTACCCCACGTGGGACTACATAGGGGAGAGTTAAGTCATGCCACCCCTCTACCACACGTTGCTCCTTGCTGTCAACGAACTGGAATACCCACAGCTTGTGATCGGTATCCCCTAAAGCTAGAATAATACCGTTCTGTGTGTCGGCGTGGAGAGTCTTGATGTTCTCTGGAAGGTACTTGTCTACATGTGCGGTGATATTATCCGCAGTCATAACATTATCTACTGTGAGTGCAGCTTTGTACTCACGTACACCTGTGTATCCACTCTGCTTGAAGGCAAAGAACACAGAGGAACCTGCTACGGTAGGCACACAGTCCTTAGCTATCTCGTAAGTGGTTGTGGGGACTAATGCAGCCGTCTTGGTAGTCAGCGCAGTCCTCAAAGGGATAGCGAATTGTCTACGTGCACCTAAGATAACCATAAATTGATCGTGCTCAAGGGCAGCGAACAGTTCAGCTTTCTCAGTACCGGGAGTAGTTAAGTCAATGGGGTCGGTATCTATGGCTTTGAGTGCAGAATCCGCCCAGTACGTGAACTCGGCGCGAACCTTACTCATAACCACATGGTCATCCGTAATCATAAGCAGTCTATTTTGTACCATACCGAGGGCAGTAACAGGGGTACCTACGAATGCAGGGACAGGGTTTGATTCAGAGTCCCCAGCTTTACGTGAAGCCCATGTGTCTATCAACGACCCACCTAAGGTCTGTCCATTCAAACATGCGAAGTAGAAGTCTCCATCTGCTGCTCGTACGAGTGCATGAGGGAGGGTCGTGGGGCTAAGGGACAAAGGCTCAGTCTGGTCAGCCGTCTCTACCCATACACCTTCAGCGTGCACAGAGCTCGCCTCGAACTTCATGTAGAAGTCATCTACTGACGTATCTGTGGTACCTCGCACACGTACCCAATGGTTAGGGAATGCTGCAGGAGGAAGGTCGCTTAGTGATTGAATCTCTCCTATAGTTGTACGGATAGCAGTGCTACCTCGCCCATCTGTAGAGGAGAAGAGAGAAGGTGTATACGAACTCGTGACATCCGCAGCTAATCGTCTACATACAATACAGTTCCCTACGAGAGTAGTCACCCACCCTTGAGAAGATATCGCTGAGTTAAGGGACACATGGAGCTGTGCGGCGACATACGTGGATTCTATCTGTGCGATTGTGGTAGGTGTAACACTTGTACCATCAGGGGTAGTGAAGGATGCTACCGATACACCGTTGTGTAGTATCGTGTATGTCAGTCCCCACTCCATGCCCGAGTACACGTGGAATACTAGGTACTCGTCAGCATCAGGGATACTGGCAGACATTGCAGGAATACATTGGGTAGTACTGAATACGTTGTACTCTCCGAGCTGTACAGCAGAGATGTATTCCTTCTTGAAGTTAGGCTGTAGGTACGCGTAGTCCGTACCATGTGTGGTGTATTCAGTACCATCTAAATCGTACACCTTGATACTTGTTGGAGTTAAAACAGCAATATACGTGACACCCTCTAAGCTGAACCAGTGCTCATACAATTCACCGTCCGTAATTACACTGTCCAAGGTGGCTATATCGCGTAAGGGTTTCCGTCTACGTATACCGTGCACAGGGTCAAGCCACATGTTCTCTTGCTCACTGCATTGCCCGGGATAACGTAGGATGTCGGGTTGTTGAGATACCCCTCCCATGACTCCACCTAGGGAGCCCGTAATAAGTGCCATTATCTCCTCCGCATAGGTTTGATGCCAGCCATTACTCGCCTAGCATGCTTTGTTTTGAGTGCATTGTAGTTACCGTTCCGTATCTCAGCACCGTACGCTGCACTCTTAGCTTTCAGCAAGAGGTCGCCTTGGTGGAGTAGTTTATTCTGGTCACCTTCCCGTGTAATACTGAACTCGTACGTAGCTGTGCGTGTGATGAACTTCTGGATAACGGAGGGTAGCTCCTCAAAGGGAAGCAGGAAGATAATATCCGCTACAACATCCTCAGTGAATACATACGTGTGCTGTTCCATGTCGTACAAGAATGTGTTACGTTGTACGTAGTTTGTATCGGTGTCAGTTGGATTAATGTCCAGTGCATTGGAGGGAAGGGGAATTTTATTAGTCAGTGCCTCTCTTGATAATGTGATATCGTGCTCTGTATTGAACCACCACCCCTTATCCTGGATATCACTAGTAGCCCGAGTTAAATGTTCTCGTGCAACTGATGCGTCAGGGTGGGAGGAGCCGTAGGTAGTTACAGGACGAACGCCTATACCATCGAGGATGACATTAAGTGCTTCTAGTTTTGTCATATGTTCCTCACAAACAAAAAAAAAAGGGCTACCCCAATTAAGGAGTAGCCCGAATGATTATACCTGCTACTTATGTACGGTACTTCAATAGGATACCAGCTGCATCTGGACGATTGGTAGTTACAGCAAACGCCAAGTAGGAATCAATGTACCACTGTAGCTCTTTGTCGTCATAGAAGACGTTAGAGGTCAATGGGATAGTCTCGCCAGCAAGTAATGCTTTAGGCAAGAGGACGATAGCGACTGCATCAGTCTCTTCCCCAGTCGTTAAGTCGTATGCATTACTGTTACCAGCATTCGACAAGAAGTGACCAGTGACTGCAGCCTGTGGAAGGTTGTTAGTCTTGATAACAGGTAAGCCATTGGACTTCAAGACAGTACCTTGAGCGTAGTCGCCATTACCAGTGCTGTACTGGGAGTTAATCAACTTCTCATTACGAAGAAGGACATAATACTGCTCCGGTTTAACGAAGATAGCGGCACTGTCTAAGTCCACGTCTGCCTCTTCCATACCTTGACATAGGTCTTCTAGTCCACGTTGAAGTTTAGTAGCGTCTTGCTCGTCAGTGGCTGCAGCAAGCTCTACTTTATTACCGCCACCCCATC